TTTGGTATTATCTTTACAAGGTTGTTTAGCTCTTGCTGGCCTATCAGCATTAATGCCGAGTGCTTGGGACGCTAATCAATCTGCCGCTATAACAGACATTCAACAAAAATCAAAAAGAATAAATTGTAAAACAGAAATACCTGTTTTGAAAAAACATTTAGATTCATTAGATGAAAGAGTTGAATGGTTAATTATATACAGCGAAAGTAAAAAAACAACTGACATCTATAATATGGCCAATGTTTACAATTCAACGTTACAAGATATGATTACAAGAACAGATAAAAAATCTATAAGTAATAGTTATTGTGAAAACAAAAAAACTTTATTAATAGAACAATCATACATAATATCAAATGCATTACAAGGTAGAAACTAATGGAACAATTAAAAGAATTATTAACATCAAGTACTTGGGCAGCAAAGAGAGCTCAATATGCAATCCGATTTACAGAAGAATACAATTCTGGCCAGTTAAGTGCTGATGAATATACTGAATTATTAAACGATCTAAAAAATACTGATAAACTTAATTTACAAGCAGAAGAATTAGAAATCAAAGTTAAATTAGAATCAGCAATTAATCTATTATTAAAACTAATATAAAATGTATTTAAATGCTAACATACCACTTATAGAGTGTTATGTAAGAGGTAATTATTTAAGAGATCAAAAAGACTCACACGATCAATACTTTAAATGTGTCGTGTTTGCAGTCAGTTCTATACCTAAACAAGTACCTTTATTTTCTTTTGTAATGGAAGATGGTGGTGTATGGTGGCGTTCACCTATATCAGCCTTCTGTAAAAGGCCAAACACAAAAGAATTACCTTTAAATGAATTAGTGTTATGGGATTCTTTTAGTTACAATATGTCAATTACTACTTTCTATCATTTAGCAAACAGTAAAATAATATATACATCACGAACAGGTGTTAAAAGAAAAGGAAATTATTTGTTTACAATTGATTGGTCAGCAGGAGATTATAACGAATTAAATTATGGATATGCTGAAATGCCAGATCAACACAAATGTGGTCACGTAATAGAATTAGAAGATGGTAATTATGCCATACAACCAAACAATAGATTAAAAGTCTATGACTCAAATATGGGTATAGACGTAAATAAAACTTTGATAAACAGACTCGTCAATACTAAAATATGGTCTGTAGAAGATACTGCTAAATGGATTACAACTGAAAAAGAAAAAGGCAGTTATGATTATGATTACGAAAAATTAAAAGATGAATAATTTACCGAGAATATATTGTGATATGGATGGTGTGTTGTGTGACTTTAAAACGGCCGCTGTAAGAGAAACAGGTTTACCTATTGAACAATGGATGCATCTAGGTGAAAAAGATAAGGCAAGTAAATGGAAACCAATCATAGACAATAAAAGATTTTGGCATACATTACCTTGGCAACCAGGTGGCCAACAATTATGGTCTTACATTAATAATTATTCACCACATATATTATCAGCCTATGTAGAAAACGCCACAGATCCTAATTGTATTCCAGGTAAAAGATTTTGGGCACAATCAAATCTAGGTCTACCAGCAGGTAGAATTAATCTTGTCAAAAGACGAGAGAAACAAAACTTCGCTAAGTTAAATGGTGAACCTACATTATTAATAGATGACTATATAAAAAACATTAATCAATTCAAGGCTCGTGGTGGTATAGCTATTCATCATATCAGTGCGGCCAGTACTATTACACAGTTGAAAAAACTAGGGTTTAAATAGCATTTCTTATAAATAGTATCATACATCAACAAATTGAGTACTTAACAATAATTTAAGGAGAGAATAAAATGGCAAGTTGGGGAAAAGCAGACGCATATACATCAGCACCTTTATGGGCTCTGGCATATGTAAACAGAGCACCTGTATTAACAAGTATGGGTCCTATCGATTCAGTAGCAGTAGAATTTTTATTTGAAAATGCTGAAGCTGGTGATTTTATTACAGGTAAAACTGTGGGATTATTTAACTACACATCTAACGAAGTTCCAGCAGGAGCTCACCAAGGTTGGGTTTTAAAAACAACTGGTTCAAGTGGACGTTCAGGTAGAGTTACAAGTGAAACATTAGTTTGTTTAACAAGTAATACATAATAAGTAAGTCAATAGGAGCGGCTTCGGCCGCTCTTATAAATATATAAACAAAGTGATCTAGGTATTACCTAGAGTAGCATTCCCGTAAGGGTTAATAGGAGATAAAAATGGCAGATAAGAAAATCACGGCGCTGACCGATTTAGGTACAGCATTAGCAAGTGCAGATTTATTCCACGTAGTGGACGATCCATCAGGCACACCAATCAATAAAAAAATATCAGCAGAGAATGTTGTGAATAATCTACCATCTTGGATAGGTTTAAAACAAGCAGTTCAATCTTTAAGTGCAAGTGGTGCAGCGAATGTAACCACAGCAATTACAGCTGTTGATGCTACATCAGGAGTTAGAGCAATTACACTAGCTGATGGTGCTGATGGTCAAGTAAAAACTATATTAAACGTTTCTACTTCTGGTACAAATGCTGTAACAATAACACCAACTACCTTAGCAGGTTATACAACAATCGTTATAAACGCTCCAGGCGAAACAGTAACATTGTTGTTTAAAAGTTCTAAATGGTATATCATTGGTGGTCAAGGTTACGTAGCAGCTTAATTAATTAGGAGAAATTATGAGTATTGATGATAAAACATTGTTATCTGAAAGAGAAGTATTAAAAAAAGATTTTGATACACTTTCAGAAAGAATAAGACAAGTTGAAAAGGATCTAGGCACTATGAAAGGCAATCTAAATGCTGTCTATGGAGCTATTCAACAAGTCGATAAACTAATTGTTCTATCTAATAAATCTGGAGATAAAATGCCAGAAGAAAAAGAAAGAGCATTAAATTTGGCTACAAGCTAATGAAAAGATTTAAGTCTTATATTAATTCAGAAGATTTAAAAGACTTTGAAGAGGATTGTACTTTATTAGAAACACCACCTGATACGTCTGACGCTATGAAAAGATATAAGTCAGGCAAGGCGGGGTTTACCGATAAAGCACATTTAAAAGCAAAAGGACTGATACCTCGTGCTGATGGCACTAAAAGGAAATCAGACAAATATAAGTAAAGGAAAAAAATGAGAACATTTAAACAACATATAAAAGAAGATCACGGATATCAAGGTGATGCTCAAGGTGTTGGAACAACAGATAATAATAATTCTGTTGAGGACAGCAGAATTGGTGCTCACAACATTGAGAATCCAGAAGTATTAAATAAAGTTAATGCTTTTGTAGGCGCAATAGCCGATAGAGAATATATTAATCCAGATTTAGCAATATCTGAATTAAGAGAAAAACTTAGCAGAATTGGTTTAACTTTTGATGACAACGTTGTATTAGAAGGTGATAAAGGTTCTGTTGTAGTTAATCTAAAACAATTTGGTGGTAGATTTGGAAAAGATTTAGACACCAAACCTGAAGATGTTATTAAAGACGATGGTATAAGCCATAGAAAAGAAGGTGGCTTAAAACTAGAGTTTAAATTTGAAAAAATTAGTAATAATACATCAAAGGTTTACGCTAAGCTAATCTAAGATTAGCTATGTTTAAACAGGTTACCAAAGAAAATTGGTTATTGTTTGCACAACATCATTATGATAATCCAACTCTGGAAAAAGAGAAGGAGTTTTACGAAGATTTAAAACGTTTTAAATATTTAAAACGATTGTTTCGTAAATATGTATTTACAGGTGAGTTTAATATTAGACTCGTAGTAAATCATGTTATAGTTTTGCAAAATGTCTTTGGTGTAGAGGCGGCAGTTACATTATTGTTACATAAATTGGACACACGATTTTGGCCTGCTTTGAAATCTGTTTTAGATTATTTAAATTATTTGTATCCACATGAGTTACAAGAAGTAGAGGGAGATATGAAAGTTTGGGAAATACTTAAAGGACTATAATGGCAAGTAGAGCTATAGATTTTTTAATAACTTATAGAGTAATTAAATTACTCTCAACACCTTTTGATAAACAAGAGGCTTTTGCTACAGGCATTATTGATAAAGATGGTAAAGTTTTAAAAAAAAATAAAGATTTAAAAACAGAAAAAGAAAAAAATTCTTATACAACTTTACATAGATTTATATTTAATCTAAAAAGAATATTAGCAAAAGTTGGTATAAGTGGCTCAATAGCTTCGTTTGGTGTTGCTTTAGCTTTGTTATTAAAAGAAAATGAAGAAATGATAAAGCATAAATCCTTAATAGAAAGTTCAATCATCACATATTTAAAAGAAACAAATCAATACGATAAACTTTTAAATGATGTAAGAGTAATAAATGAAAGTAATGAAGAACCGTACATGACTTGTTTTGGTATAGACATATATGAAAAAAATGGAGAATTAATATCTGAATATGAAAACGTATAAACAATTTAAAGAAGAAAATCAAACTTGTAAGGCAGGTGAATATTATTGTAATACAGATCAAAAATGTAAACCAATACCATCTGGTTACAAAGTAGATGAAGATGGTATGTTAATGAAAGAAGAACCAAGAATACCTAGAAAATCTGGTCAACCTGCTGATTCAAAAAAACATTCTGATTTATATACAGATGAAAATCCAAAAAACACAATACAAGGTTTAAAATTTGCAACAGAAGATGATGCTGAAAAAAGTGTTAAAAAAATTAAAAATAGTGGCCGTTCACATGCACATAAAATACAAGCTGCTGTAGCGATGGAACAAAGAGCAAAAGAAATGGGTAAAGTAACTGCTGCTGCTGTCTATCGTAATTATATAAACTCAATGAAAAAAAATGAAGATGCCCCTGTAAATAATGTAGGTGGTGGAAACATTGCAGGAGTAGGAGTAGGGCCTGCTGGTGAGCCTGGTATTATTGGTCAAGGTTTTGGAAAAAGAAAAAAGAAAAAATCTATAGTTATGGGAACCTTAAAAAGAAACATAAAAGAAAATTTTGATAACAATAATATTATGTTAAAACAAGTACTAGATAGTTTGGATAAAGTAGATACATTAATAGATTTTTCAAACACAGGCACAGTAGCCATACCCGGTGTGATAGTAACAGAAGAAAAAGAACCACGTAAAACATTTAAACAAAAATATAATGTCAGATAAAAAGAAAACATTTAAGTCTTTTAAAGAATTTGCAAAGGATTATCTTAAAGAATATGATGATGCTAACTTTACAGGTGTTGGCGGTTTTTCAATAGGTAGTTTAGATTCTCTACATCCTATTGCTGATTTAGGAGATACAGCTCCTACTAATCAAGGGTCAAGAGATAGTAGAGGCACACAGGCCGTTACAGCATCTAAGAACCTACAAAATAAGAAAACTATGAAAAAAAGATTTCAGAAATTAGAAAATGAAAATGTGATGATTGATACACCTTTATATAAACATATGGTATCGAAAGGTATCATAAAACCAAAAGGAGAAAAAAAAGATGATTAAGATATTAGTTTTAATATTAATAGGCATAGTTATTGGTTGGTATATACCAAGACCGGCCATTGTTGACACAACTATAAACAAGATAAAAGACAGCATAAATAGTATCATTGGAAGATTTAAAAAGTAAAGGACTATAATGTTAAGTTTATTAGGTACACTATTAGGTTTTGGTACATCAATCATACCATCAATCTTAGATGTCTTTAAAGAGAAATCTAGGAGAGCGGCTGACTTAGAAGAATTAAAACTAAGAGCAGAGCTTCAAGCGAGAGGTATTGACCTTAACATTAAACAGATACAAGCACAGGTCGAAGTAGAAAATGCAAAAACCAATGCTGAAGAAGCAAAAGGTTTATACACTCACGATGCCTCACTAAAAGGTGGAGCATTTATTGACGGTATGAGATCATCTGTTCGACCTGTTGTTACATACATATTTTTTGCTCTATTTGTTACAATTAAGATATGTGCTTTGATTGCATATATGAGATCAGGCATAGGTTTTGTAGATTCAATACCTAAACTTTGGGACGAAGAAACGGCTGGTTTATTTTCTGCCGTTGTTGCTTTCTGGTTTGGTAATAGAGCGTTTTCAAAAAAGTAAAAAGAATAAATAGTACATAGTTTAAAGGAACAAAATGAAAAGACTAACAGGTCTTTTATTATGTTTTATCATCGCCTACACACAAGTGATTTCGACAAGTGCATTAGCCCAAACACAGACTAATACAAGTGGTAGTAATACTGCCATTACGGGAGGGTACACTTCTTCTACTACTGAAAACTATGCTACAGGTTCTAGTAATACTTCAAACACCACAACCACTTCAAATACAAGTTCATATTCAGGAGATACTAGAGTAGCCGCTACGGCAACAGCACCAAGTATGTCTGCCTATTCACAAGATTTATGTTCTGTTGGTTATAGTGCAGGTATATCAACTGTAGGTTTAGGATTTTCAGCAGGTTCTTATTATAGAGATGAGAATTGCGAAAGAATTAAACTATCTAAAGTTTTAAATGATCTTGGAATGAAAGTAGCTTCTGTTTCTATTTTATGTCAAGATCCTAGAGTATTTTTTGCGATGGAGCAATCAGGCACACCTTGTCCTTTCGAAGGTAAAATCGGTGTGGAAGCCACACAACAATGGCAAAAATATGATAAGTTAAGACCAGACTACAATCAATATGTAGATAAACTTAAAGTAATAGAGGCCGCTCAAAAAGAAGAAGAAATTAAAAAAATAGAGTTGATAAAAAAACAACAAGAAAACAATACTCCAAAAACTAATTAATACAACACCGAAAGGAGTGTATATATTTTATAAAGTTAAATGACTAACATATATAAAATTACATTAGCAATTTTCTTTGTACTAAGTTCACTTGTAGGGATTAGAGATTCTTATAGTCAAATCAATACAAGTAGCTCAAATAATACAAGTATTACATCAGTATATGTTACACAAAATACTAATGGTTCAACTACTACTACAACTTCAAAAACAACCACAATTCCAATAGGCACAACAACAACACAATCAAATCTTCCTGCTTTAGGAGACAAAACATACAGTACTTTAAATGAAGTTACTACTGTAAATACTTCAGTTACAAATAATCAAAATACAGGTAACGTATTTTCAGGTTATAATTTTTGTAGTTCATTTCCTAATGGTACCGCAGTATGGTCAGGAACAAACGTAACAGGTGGAACTAGTGATCTAGGTTGCAACTATTTAACAGGTAAAGGTGCAACTTCTTATGCTGAAGCATCAGCACCCGTAACCGCTTTAGGAATAAATGTTCTATCTCAATCGTATGGATTTACTCAATCAGCATCAGCTAAAACAGATTTTTGGTTTCCTTATTCACAAGGATTAACAATATCACAATCAGTTACTAACTTAGATACTGGAGAAATCATTACACAAAATAGAACTATGTCTACCAATGGAATACAAAGTGGCAATAGTGCAGGAAACATTGCAGGATATATTGATAGACCATTAGACAATATTATTATAGGCCAAAAAACAAATTACGATGGTACTTCTCAATTAACATTAGGTTATCAATCAAAATTAAGATTTGATTTTACTTCAGCACTGAATAGCTATAGTGGTGTTGATGTTGCATCACCTAGTCTTAGTATTTCTTACAACTACGTTGACCAAAATATAAGTACAGTGCTTGTAACTAATACAGCAGTAGTTTTCTGTTGGGAAAATATTCCTTCCACTTGTGAGGTTTCACCATTAACAACTTTAAATTATTTTCCAACACTAAGTACACCTTTTATTATAACACCAGATTCAATTGTTGCTAATCCTGAATTTATAATTACGAATATAGGAATTCAACCAGTATTATTTTCAACAGTGCCAACTATACAACAACAAAATGAAAAATTAGGTATTGCAACGTTTGGTGATCCTATGTCATTTTCAGGCCCTATGATGGCACCACCTCCACCACCTGCAAATTTTGCAGGACCTAATGAACCATCTCTAGCTTCAAAAGGTATTACAGCAGGTGATGGTTCATTAGGTCCAGGTAAATTTACTTACGTTGCACCAGGAGTAACGGCGACATCAACTGATACACTCGACACTTCTAAATCAGTTGCACCACCTCCTCCGGCAGAGGGGCCAATGACCACACCACCTGCACCAACTAAAACAGTTTCTACGGCTGATGGGCCAGCGTCCACAGCACCGGCAAAAACCGCTTCTACTACTTCTAATGATACAACAACAGGAGGAACAAATGCTAACACTACGTCAGGTCCACAGAATACGACAACTAGTAAGACAACAGATTCGCCAACGCAAACACCGCAAGCTACAACAGCTCAGCCTGGAACAACTCAAAGTTCGAAAACAGAAGGATCGCAGACGCAGACGACTAATGAAAAAAGTGTATCAGATTCAAAGACTACATCAACTTCAACGGGGATTACTCCTACTGGAGATGCCAAGGCAGATGCTAAGGCAGCAAGCATAGATGCAAAAATAAAGTCTGAATTAGCAAAAGTGGATAGAACATTAATGACAGTAAGTGAAAGAACAAGAGCAATACAAGATATAAAATTAGATGGTATGAAAGCAAGTGCAGTTGATCTATCTTCATATGAAAATAAGAGGTTATTTGATGGCAGAACAATGGTGGGTGTACCTAATCCAGACTTTTACAAACAGATAAATATAACACAACAACAAATATACAAAGAAGCTTCACTATCGGCGTATATAATTAAAGACCCTATTTTTGTAAAACAAAGACTCTTAAAGGAGATCGAAGATGAACAAAATAGTATTATATTAGAAATTGAAATGTTAAAGAAAGGATTAAAAAAAGGATAATTTATGATAGGAAAAATTAAAGATAATCTAAAAGAAATAATCGCTACAGTAGCAATCGTAGGAGCAATTGGCGGAGGTTTCATTAAATATGGAGAAATTATGTCTAAAATAGACAGTATAGATCCATCAAAAGCAGGTCAAGTTAAACAAGAATTAGCGTTAGTTCAAAAAGAAGTTGAGCTTTTAAAAGTTCAAATCAAAGAATTAAGAGCACTAAATTCTAACCCATTAGCAAGATAGTAAACAATCTAATATAACAAAAGAGGTAATATGGAAATTTTATTTTCCGTAATAGTTATTATTTGTGTTATTTACGTTATATTAAAAAGTTAACAAAGGAGAAAAGAGTACAAATGTATTCCAATTATGTCAAAAGTTTACAAAATAATAACCGTTATATTTTTTATTTCGAGTATTTTGATAGGCGCCCTATGGGCACACACAGACGAATTGATAAACATAAATATAAGTAACAGCAAAAAATACATACCTACGCCTAGCGTACAAAAGTAATTTTTATATTGCTGGCTAAAAAGCATCTCTAACGAGATAGAAGAAATATGGAAAACGATAACTTAGATATAAGAGTAGAGTTACAAGGTATTAAAAAAGACCTTGAAAACGTTAGTAGTATAAATGGCCGTTTAGATACGGCTATTGAAAAGTTAACAGACGTTTCTACTTGCATTAAATCAATGCTGGCCGTACACGAAGTTAAAATAGACCGTCAAGAAAAAACAGACGAGATTATATTTGAAAAGATCAAGGATAGAGCTGAAGAAATAGACAGTGTATACCGAGAGTTGCAAAGAGAAATTAACCAAGTTGAAAGACGTTTACTCATAGAGATAAAAGCATTACGTAATGACATAGGCAGTAGAGTAGGTATGTTAGAAAAATTAAAATGGGTCTTATTTGGTGCTGCTATAGTTCTGGTAATTATAATCACAAAAGACTTTAAAGCCCTATTAAGTATATTTTAAACAGGTTGACAAATTGAACAAAATGTAGTATATTAATACTGTGTTATGTCATCTTATATTGATCTAAAATTTATTAATATTCTATCGTCTAGGCTAAGTAAATTCAAAAGAAAAAACGACCACTTATTTAACTTTAGATGTCCTCACTGTGGTGATTCACAGAAGAATAAAACAAAAGCAAGAGCCTATCTTTATAGAGTTAAGAACGATATGTTCTTTAAATGTCACAACTGTGGTATGGGCCAAAATCTAGCCAATTTTATTAAATTTTTAGATGCTAAATTACATAGTGAATATACATTAGAAAGATATAAAGGTTCAGCACCATCAACACCAGAACCAAAGTTTGATTTAAAACCACCAGTGTTTAAAGAGGTAAATATAATAGAAGATTTGCCTACAATAGCAGATTTGCCTGAGGCTCATCCTGCCAGAAAGTATGTTGTTAAAAGAAAAATACCAGAAAAGTATTTTGATATATTACATTTAAGTATGGAGTTTATGTCTTTAGTAAATAGAATTAAACCAGATACATTTACTAATTTTACAGGTGAACACCCAAGATTAATAATACCTTTCTATGATACAACTGGTAATTTATTTGCATTTCAAGGTAGAGCATTCGGTAATGAACAACCAAAATATTTAACTATTAAATTAGATGAAGCAAAACAAAAAGTTTATGGCCTAGAAAGAGTAAATTTTCAAAAGCATATTTACATTACAGAAGGACCTATTGATAGTTTGTTTATAGATAATTGTTTGGCCGCTGCTGGCGCTGACTTGACATTGAAAACAAATCCTGATAATGTAACTTACATCTTTGATAATGAACCTCGTAATAAAGAAATAGTAAAACGTATGTATAAAATAATAGATAATAATTATAATCTTTTTATATGGCCAGATGATACAAAATGTAAAGATATTAATGATTTAATTATATCTGGTAAGACAATTCCAGAGGTTCAAACTATTATAAGTAGAGGTACATACAGACAATTATCCGCATTAACTAAATTAAACGACTGGAAGAAGTGTAGCATATGACAGCTGAAAAGATTTTAGTACAGAAAAGAAATTCCAGAGAAAAAGAACCACTTAATATAGAAAAAATCCACCAGATGGTTGAGTTTGCCTGTGAAGATATATCAGGCGTATCAGCATCACAAGTTGAAATGAAAAGTGGTTTACAATTCTTTGATGGTATATCTACAGATCAAATACAACAGATTCTTATTAAGTCAGCTTCAGATTTAATTTCATTAGAAACACCTAATTATCAATACGTTGCTGCTAGATTATTATTATTCAGTTTAAGAAAAAGTATTTTTAGAAAACTTTGGGACCATCCACATTTATATGACCACACAAAAAAAGGTGTTGAGTTAAAAGTTTATGATCCAGAAATTTTAAACTATTACGACAAGTCAGAATTTGATCGTATGAATATGTGGATAGATCACACAAGAGATTACAATTTTACATACGCTGGGTTAAGACAAGTAATAGACAAATACCTAGTACAAGATAGAAGTTCAGGTGAAATTTTTGAAACACCTCAGTTTATGTATATGCTTATATCATCAACGATATTTGCAAAATACCCAAAAGAAAAAAGGATGACTTATGTTAAAAAGTATTATGATGCTATTTCGAGGTTTAAAATTAATATTCCAACTCCTGTTATGGCTGGTGTTAGGACTATTGTTAAGCAGTATGCTAGTTGTGTGCTTGTTGATATTGATGATACTCTACCAAGTATATTTACTGGTGATATGGCTATCGGAAGATATATTGCACAACGTGCCGGTATCGGAATTAACTCTGGCCGCATACGAGGAATTAACTCACGTATACGAGGTGGTGAAGTTCAGCACACTGGTGTAATACCATTTCTTAAAAAGTTTGAGGCAACTGTTAAATGTTGTACACAAAATGGTGTAAGAGGTGGAAGTGCAACAGTTCATTTTCCAATATGGCACCAAGAAATATCAGATATATTAGTTCTTAAAAATAATAAAGGTTCAGAAGATAATAGAGTAAGAAAATTAGATTATTCAATTCAACTATCAAAATTATTTTATCAAAGATTTATTAATGATGAACAAATAACATTATTCTCACCACATGATGTACCTGAATTATATGATACATGGGGTACAGATAAGTTTGATAAGTTATATGAAGAATATGAAAAGAAAACATCTATTAAAAAGAAAAAAATATCAGCACAAGAATTAATACAAAGTCTATTAAAAGAAAGAGCTGAAACAGGCCGTATCTATATTATGAATATAGATCATTGCAATACACACTCATCATTTAAAGATACAATTACAATGTCAAACCTTTGTCAAGAAATTACATTACCTACTAAACCATTACAACATATAGATGGTGATGGAGAGATTGCATTATGTATATTATCAGCAATCAATTTAGGCATATTAAAAGATTTTGATGAATTAGAATCATTATGTGATCTATCAGTAAGATCGTTAGATGAAATTATAGATCACCAAGAATATCCAGTTAAAGCAGCAGAAATATCAACTAAGGCCAGAAGAAGTTTAGGCATAGGTTATATTGGTCTAGCACATTATCTAGCAAGAGAAAAAGTATTCTACCACGAGAAGGCAGCTTGGAAATTAGTAGATGAATTAACAGAAGCATTCCAATACTATCTATTGAAAGCCAGCAATCAATTAGCAAAAGAAAAAGGTAAGTGTGAGTACTTTAATCGTACAAAATATTCTGATGGTATCTTACCAATTGATACCTACAAAAAAGAGGTAGATGAAATAGTGACCAGAAAACTATCATTTAATTGGGAGAAATTGAGGAAGGATATTGTTGAGACCGGCCTCCGACATAGCACACTCTCGGCTCAAATGCCATCAGAATCTTCAAGTGTTGTATCTAATGAAACAAATGGTATAGAACCACCACGAGATTATTTATCTATTAAGAAGTCTAAGAAAGGGCCATTAAAACAAATAGTGCCTAATTATAATCAATTAAAGAATTTTTACACTTTACTTTGGGATATGAAATCAAATGAAGGATATATAAATGTAGTTGCAGTGATGCAAAAGTATTTTGACCAAGCAATAAGTGGTAATTGGTCATATAATCCTCAAAATTACGATAGTGGACAGACGCCATTATCAGAAATGATAAATGACCTATTAACAACCTATAAGTATGGTTGGAAAACGTCCTATTACCAAAATACATATGATGGTAAGAGAGATGAGGATGAACCGGCACATCCAGTAGGTTTTAAAGACAACGTGCCAGAAACAATAACAAAGGAAGATGACGATTGCGAATCGTGTAAAATATAACTATGAGTAGGTCAGTTTTTAATAAAGCAAAAGGTTTAGATTTTACCAAAGCACAAATGTTTTTTGGTGATGATTTGGCCGTACAAAGGTATGATACGTTTAAGTATCCTATTTTTGATAAGTTAACACAACAACAATTAGGTTTCTTTTGGAGACCAGAAGAAGTATCATTACAAAAAGACCGTAATGATTACCAAGAATTAAGACCAGAACAAAAAAATATATTTACATCTAATTTGAAATACCAAACAATGTTAGACAGTGTACAAGGCCGTGGACCTTGTTTGGCATTTTTACCCTTTTGTTCTTTACCTGAATTAGAAGGCTGTATTGTAACGTGGGACTTTATGGAAACAATACACAGTAGATCATATACATACATTATTAAAAATTTGTATGCAAATCCTGGTGAAATCTTTGACACAATTATAGAAGATAAGAAGATAGAAGAACGAGCTGAGTCTGTAACAAAATCTTATGATGACCTTATTGAAATGGGTTACAAGTATCACTTAACACCAGATAAAGTTGATATGTATGAATTGAAAACTAGATTATGGAAAGCATTAATCACAGTAAACATATTAGAAGGTTTAAGATTCTATGTATCGTTTGCTTGTAGTTTTGCTTTTGGTGAATTAAAACTATTAGAAGGTTCAGCAAAGATTATATCTTTTATTGCAAGAGATGAGAGTCAACATTTAGCCGTATCACAAAGAATAATTAATAACTATAAAGACGTAGAGAACGATAAGATGATGTTAAAGATTATTAAAGATACAGAAAAAGAAGTTTATAAAATGTATGATGATGCTGTAGCTTCAGAAAAACAATGGGCAACTTATTTGTTTTCACAAGGTTCAATGATAGGACTATCAGAAAAACTACTACACCAATTTGTAGAGTATATGGCCAATAGACGTATGAAGGCCATTGGTTTAAATCCTGTTTATGATACTAAGATAAATCCATTACCTTGGGTAGACCATTGGTTGAATAGTAAAGGTCAACAAAATGCTCCGCAAGAAACAGAAATAGAAAGTTATGTTATTGGTGGTATTCAACAAGACGTTAAAAAAGACCAATTTAAAAAGTTTAAACTTTAATGATTACTAAACAAACAAAAACTTGTCCTTCCTGTCAAACTAAATATGTAATAGCGTGGAACAATGAGGTACACGAAATGAATCCAATTACGTGTCCATTTTGTAGTCACGAGATAGATGAGGAAACAAGTGAAACAGACAACGATAGTTGGGATTGATTTTAGTTTAAACTCACCGGCCATTTGTGTCAGTGATGTTAGTCTTAAATTTGAAGATTGTAAATTCTTTTACTTAACAAGTAAGAAGAAACATATAGGTAATATGATGAAGAATATATTAGGTACTGAACATATTGAATATAAAAATCCTATAGAAAGATTTGCTAATCTATCTACTTGGGCATTATCAATCATAAACAAATTAACAGATCCAAAAATCTTCATAGAAGGTTATTCTTATGGTAGTAAAGGTCAAGCCGTATTTCAAATAGCAGAAAACGGTGGCATATTAAAGTATAGATTAAGTCAATACGATTATAGAATATTAGTACCAAGTGTAATTAAAAAGTTTGCTACAGGTAAAGGTAACGCTGATAAACAGATGATGTATGAACAGTTTACGAAAGATACCAATACAAATCTAATGAAAGCCTTTGATATACCTACACTCAACAATCCAATTACAGATATAGTAGATGCTTATTATATAGCTAAAAAAGGTTATTATGAAAGTAGAATATGTGGAACATAAATGAAAATACTAAAAGCTAAAAATTATCTATCTGAAATAAAAATACCAATACAGTTATTTGATGTGCAATCTTTAATTACTATACCACCAGATAATTGGTTGGAAAATAGAGTTAAAGAGTTTGGATATTTTGATAGTTTTGAAAAAGCAGGTATGTTATATCCTATAGTTGTAACTGATGAAACTGAACAGTGGGTAATAGAAAGAATATTACCTAAAAATCCACAGCATAAAGATACTAACAATAAACTTAAAAAAGGTTTATATGTGCATCTAGGTAACAAACGTGCTTTATGGGCTAAAGAAAAAGGTTATGAAAAAATAGAAGGTTATTTTGTGAAAGAAAGAAAAGACAAAGAACTTATAAAATCATTAACACATATTAGACATACAAGGATTCCTAAATGATTGCTCTAGTTACAGGTTCACAAGGTTTAGTTGGTTCTGAATCGGTTAAGTTTTTAATCAATAAAGGATTGAATGTAATCGGTATTGATAATGATAGTAGAAAATATTTTTTTGGTAAAGAGGCCAGTACAGAAAACGTTAAGAAAGAATTATTAAAATATAAACACCGATATAAACATAAGAGTATAGATATAAGATCATATAATGGTTTAGAAAAAATATTTAAAGAATATGGTAAGAATATATCTTTAATTGTTCACGCCGCTGCTCAACCATCACACGATTGGGCTATTAAAGAACCTCACACAGATTTTAATATCAATGCTGTAGGCACTTTAAATCTACTAGAACTTACAAAGATATATTCCAATCAAGCAGTCTTTATACAAGTATCTACAAACAAAGTTTATGGTGATACACCAAACAGATTACCTTTAAAAGAAAACAAAACAAGATATGAGTTAGATACTTCACACAATTATTATAATGGTATAGATGAAACAATGTCTATAGACAACTCAACTCATAGTTTATTTGGAGTATCTAAATGTGCTGGCGATTTATTAGCACAAGAGTATGGTAGAAACATAGGATTAAAAACTGGCATTTTTAGAGCAGGCTGTATAACAGGCCCCAATCACGCTGGTGCTGAATTGCACGGTTTCTTAAATTACTTAGTTAAAGCAAATATAGAAAATATACCATATACAATATATGGTTACAAAGGTAAACAAGTAAGAGATAATATACATAGTTATGATTTAGTAAATTGTTTTTGGCATTTTTATGAATTGCCTGAGAATGGTGAAGTTTATAATATCGGTGGAGGCCGAGATAATAGTTGTTCTATTTTAGAAGCAATAAAAATAATAGAGAATTATACTAAAGTAGAGATGAATTATACTGTAAAAGAACAGAATAGAATAGGTGACCATCAATGGTATATTTCTAATGTAGGTAAATTATATACTCATTTTAACTGGCAAATAAAATATACATTAAAAGAAACTATTGAAGAAATAGTAGGTAGATATAAATGAAAAATATAGTTAATGATTTTGGTTGGTATTTTTTAGAAAACGATAAATCAATTTTAAATAATATAAAATTTGCTAAAGATTATAAAAGATTACACCCTATGGAAACACGTTCAACAAGACAAATTTTTACAGCATTAAGTTATTGTATAAATTTTAGACGTGCTATAGATGTGGGTGCTCACTATGGAACTTCTTCTTTTCATTTTAGTAATAACTTTAAAAAGGTGGAAGCATTTGAAGTTGATCCTTTAATAAGAGAATGTTTAGAAAAAAATGTAAACAATTTTGTAAATAAAAATGTAACTGTTTATCCTTATGGCTGTGGGGCTAATAGTAAATTTATAAGTCTATTAAGAAATGAAGATAGTCATTTTACAAAGATAAACAAGAAATCAAATAATTTAACAGAAGAAAATTCAGATTCAAAAATAATACCTTTAGATAATTATGATTGGCAAGATGTTGATTTTATAAAAATTGATGTTGAAGGTTTTGAAAATGAAGTAATTACAGGAGCTCTAAAATTAATTGAAAGATGTAAACCCATAATACTTTTTGAAAAAAATAGAGTTAACAAAACTCCAAATCCTCAAACTATATTAAGTGATATAGGATATAAGTTTGCTTTTAGATTTGATAAAGACGACATAATTATATATAAAAAATAAAATATGATTTCATTAATTTGTCCAACCAGAAGCCGTGTAGAAAATGTAAGAAGAATGATAAATGACTTTCGTAAGACACAAATCAACCAAAATGAATTGTGGTTTTACATACAAGATGATGATACATCAAAGAATGATTATATAAAATTATTTAAAGAAGTTAATCACAAAGAATATATGGTTGATAAATTTACTTTTACAGGACATATGTGGACTATATTAGCTGCCAAATGCAAAGGTGATATAATAATGTTAATGGGAGATGATGCCGGTATAGTTACTAAAGGTTGGGACATTAAAATGGAAGAAGCCGCTAAACAATATAATAAAGACAATATATTTTTTATGGGTGTAAAAGATGAAAGAGGTAGACATCCTTTTCCAGCTATGAGTAGAACAGTATTTAATCTCTTAGGTTTCTTTTATGCTCCTCAATTTTTACACAGATATGGAGATACATACTTAGTAAAATTAGGTCAAACTATAGGCCGTTTTATAGTAGTAGATATATTGTTTAAACATCCTAAAGGTGATTATGCTGAAGATACTACTGGTAAAAAATCAAGACAATGGACTTGGTTTGATAAACATTCTTGGGAAAAGAGTGATAGATATTTTAAAGCAGACGTTGAATTATTAAGGAGTAATCTAAAAGAATAATATGTGTGCTATTCACGGTATATTTTGGCCTTCTAAAGAGTCTATGTCAAAGATGATAGAACAGGCACACCATAGGGGTCCTGATGGTAATGGACAATGGAATGATGAACATATTACATTAGGTCATAATCTATTGTCAATAGTAGATGAAGTAAAGGCCTCATCACAACCTTGGTTTCACAATGATTATGTATTAATCTATAATGGAGAAATATATAACTATAAAGAATTACAATCAACAATAAATCATAAATTTAAAACTAACACAGATACAGAAGTATTAGTGGCTGGCATAGAACAATATGGTAAAAGTTTTATACACAAACTAGATGGTATGTTTGCCTTTGCTTGTTATAATAAAAAGACTAAAAAGTTAATCGTAGCAAGAGATAGTAATGGAGCTAAACCTTTTTATTATTGTAATTTTAACAACAGATTTGTTTTTTCATCAGAAATTAAAAGCATATTATCTTTAGGATTTCCACGTAAAGTTTCTAAAGAAGGATTTAAACATTATTATCATTCAGGTTTAGTTGCTGGTTATTTAACTATGTTTGAAGGAATTAATAAATTAGTGCCTGGTGAAATATTAGAAATTGATGTTACTAAAAATACTA